CGATAGTTGATGGCATCCAACTTGAATTGCTTGCTGTGTTGTTTTCTTTGACGAGACATAATGAGTTCCTCCATTTGTTGATTATACAATACTTGAAGGGAATATCTCATTTTGTTTTGTACTATTTAGATGCTAACACTAAGTTTTATTGGTGACACTTATGGTTCTAAAATAAAGGGGTAAAGCTATGGCAGAGTATATAGACCGAGAAAAACTACTTGATGAATTAGGTGAGAGTGCTAGTTACCATGCGGAAAGTGGTAGAGAATATCAGTTATTGCTACGAGATAGAAATATTGTTAGAGAGCAACCTACCGCAGATGTAATAGAAAGAGAAAAAGTTAATAAGGCTATAGATAGAATCAAAGGTTTAAGTGTTCACGATAATAAAATTCAAGTCTTAAAAATTTTACAGGAATGTATAGGAGAGTAAAGCTATGGCAGAGTATAAATCATACATAAATGCACTGAGACAATGTGCAAAGGAACATGAAAACGATAATATACCATTTGCAAACATCAGAACTACTGATTTATGTAATGATACCGCAGATTTACTAGAAAGATTAGAAAACGGGATTAATAATGCTATTGAGGAAATGGAAATTAACATCAAATGCAATACAGACCCAAATACAGGCAAGGTAAACATTTTTGGGCAAGGGCAAATAATGATGCGAGATATTCTAAAAAGGAATATAGGAGAGTAGAGGATGTATAAAGAAATAGGTGAGATAGAAGTTAAAGATACATACTATTTTGATGAAATTTGCAATGCATTGAGAGCACATGGATTTGAGGTAGCACTTATACATGAAGGGATAGGTTACAGTAAAGTAAGAATTTTAAAGGAGACTAAAAATGAGATGGAATAACACTACATGGATAACTTTGATAATAACAACGGGAGTTGTAATTTCAGTAGCTATTATTTTTGGAAATTAAAGGAGAGTAGATTATGAAAAGAATAATAAGAGTAACAGTGAATTGTTTAATTGATGTCGATAACATAGATGAATTAAACGAGGACATTATGGAAGATTTAAGATGCACCGAATATTTAAACGATTTTGATTTTGTAGAAGTTGAGGATAAGGGGGAATACAGAGAGTGAAATACATAATAGAATTAAATACCTCAGAAAGAGATATAATTTGTAGTTTAATAAGAGGTATTAGAGATAATAGCTTAGGTGATTATAGACTATTCGAAGATACAACATTATGTGCGTTCAATAAAGATTCAATAGATTATGATGCGGTTTATCGCAAAGGTATAGAAGATGGAAACAAAATTGCAGACAGAGACCTTAAAGAAATACAGGATAGCACTTTTGATGTGGCTTATAACGAGGCTTTAAAAGATGTAGACCATGCGGTGGATGTGCTAAAGAGCATGACAGGAACAGAGTGTGCGGAATGGTTTGAGGATTGTGTGGGTGTTGATGAAGTAGTTTGTGGATTTACTGTACAACGAATAGTTGAAATCACAAAAGCCTACGAAGAAAAGAAAAAGTCTGAGGAAATAAAAGTTGGTGATGTGGTTCAACAAAAAGGTGCAATTATGATAGTGACAAGGGTTAATAATATTGCCAAAACTATAAGTGGTATCAACAAGGACGGAGAATATTTTGAAAGGGATATGTATAAATGGCACAAAACAGGCAGACATTTTGACGAGGTATCACTGTTACTCGATAAGCTGAAAGGATAATCATATGAATACATCCGAAATAATAGATCGTTACCAGAGAAAGCATACAAGCATATCAGTGCTGGCAGAGCTAAATGCATGTACAACAAAAGAGATAAAAGACATTCTAAAGGAAGCTGGAGTCCTGAGGATAAATACAACCGCAATCAAAATGCCACCTAAGCTCCAGGCAGCACATAAGAGAGTATGTAAAGATATTCAAGAGGAAATAGAAGTACATAAAAAAGCAGCAGTTGCCGAGAAAAAAGAAATAAAAGCAGAGCGAGATAAGATAAAAAAGCTGGTAATGCAGCAGTTGCAGCAGTATAAAGAATTTGAGGTTATACGAAAGAATAATATAAAAATTCATAATAATGCAGTTGAAATGTTGGAGCAGGAGCTTAAAGAAGAAAATCAGTTTTTTGAAATGTTTAGTTGAGGAGAAAATGTTATGGGGTACAGACCAAAATTTGCTTGCCAGTGTCCATTTTATGAAAACGAATATCGAAAAGGCATATGTTGTGAAGGTATTGATAACACAAGTGGGATAACACTTAATTTCAATAGTGAGGAAGAAAAGGTGGAATACATAAAAAACAACTGCATAAAAGAGTATCCTGAGGAATGTGAACTATTCAAAATGCTTATAGAAAAATATGTAGCGGCTGACTAGGTATAACTAGTCAGCTGCTTTTATTTTGCCCTCAGAGGGGGGAACGTAAAAAAGAAAATGATATAAGGTAAAGGTGTACAAGTATGTACTGACTATTAGCAAAGACTAAGGGGGCGAAGCCCTGACACTTCGGAAAGGACGATGGAGCTATGGCAGCTAAGAAGACTAAAAGTAACAGTAAAGCAAAAGTTGCAGCAGCTGATGATAATAAGCCAAAGGTTGCAGCAGCACATCAGAAGTCTAAAAGACTAATTGAAGTCGAAGAAAATAAACTGACTCTAATTGAAGGCTGGGTAAGAGATGGTGTTATTGAAAAGGATATTGCTAGAAGGCTAGGATGCTCATATTCCACCTTAAGAGAGTGGAAAAAGATATCATCGGCACTATCGACAGCCTTAAAAAAGAATCGTGAATATGCTGATTATGCTGTAGAGAGTGCATTATATAAAAAGGCATGTGGCCACAAAGAATCAGTTATTAAACCCATGAAGATAAAAAGAACTGAATATGATCCTGAGACTGGTAAGCGAATAGCTGATTATGAAGAGATTGTATATGTAAAAGAAGAGGTATACATTCCACCAGATACACTTGCAGACATATTCTGGCTAAAGAACAGAGAGCCTGATAAGTGGAGAGATAAAGTAGAACAACAGCAGGATATATCACTTGATGAAGATAGTGGTGTAATATTCCTAGCCCCAGTATTGGAGAATAATCGTGAACCAGAACCAGAGAGTAATATGGCAGCCACAGCCGAAGCAAATTGAATTTATGCAAAGGCCTGAGTTTGAGTGCTTGTATGGTGGAGCGGCAGGCGGTGGAAAGTCTGATGCATTACTAGCAGAAGCTCTTAGGCAAGTGGATATCCCCACATATAGAGGAATAATGTTTCGTGACACATATCCCCAGCTTGAAGCCCTTATCTCTAGAAGCAGAATGTTATATAAAAGTGCATTTCCTAAATGCAGATATAACAAGAGTGATAAAGTGTGGACATTTCCTTCTGGAGCACAAATATTTTTTGGCTACATGCAAAGAGATGATGATAGATTTGACTATCAAGGTAAATCATATGACTTCATAGGATTTGATGAAGTAACGCATTTTTCATACTTAATGTATTCTTATATGTTTTCTAGATGCAGGCCTACAGGTTCAACACCTGGAAGACCTACAAGACAATACATCAGAGCAACATGCAACCCAGAAGGGAAAGGCATGGGCTGGGTGAAAGAAAGGTTTGTCACACCAGCAAAACCTAAAACAACCATATGGGCCAACATGAAAATAATTACACCAGAAGGAAAAGAAATGTCACTGTATAGAGACAGAATCTTTATTCCTTCGACCGTATTTGATAATAAAAAGCTTCTAGAAAGTGATCCAAATTATCTTGCCACACTTGCATCTTTACCTGAGGCAGAGCGAGAAGCACTTTTGTATGGTAGTTGGGATAGCTTCCAAGGCCAAGTATTTAGAGAGTGGAAAAATGACCCTGAGCACTACAAGGATAGAAAGTGGACTCATGTAATTGAGCCTTTTGATATTCCTCTTAGTTGGAAGATAATTAGAAGTTTCGATTATGGTTATGCAAAACCATTTTCTGTAGGGTGGAATGCAGTTGACCATGAAGGGCGCATGTATCGCATACATGAGTGGTATGGATGTACAGGCACACCAAACACAGGCCTACAGATAGAACCTAGAGAGATAGCAAGCACCATTAAGGAGATAGAGGCAAATAATGAGCTTCTAAAGCATCATAGAATAACAGAGGCAGTTGCAGACCCAGCAATATTTGAACGTTCTACCGGTCCTTCCATTGCTGAAATCATGGAAAAGGAAAGAGTGTATTGGACACCAGCCGACAACACTAGATTAGCTGGTAAAATGCAATATCACTACAGACTAGCTTTTGATAAGTTTGGTGACCCAATGTTTCAAGTGTTTAACACATGTAAGGACTTCATTAGGTGTATTCCGGTACTTGTGTACTCAGACAAGCATCCTGAGGATATAGATACAGATATGGAAGACCATGATTATGATGAACAACGTTATGCATTTATGTATAACCCAATAAACCCAAGAGCTAATGTATTAACAGCTATAGATTATGATGATCCATTAAATCAGAGAGTTTCAGATAGAGGAAGGTGGAATAATTGGTAAAGGAGAAAAGAATGAATCTACAACTATTAGCAAAACCTACAGCTGATGATGAAAAGGAAATGCAGTCACAGCTTGAACAAATGGCTATTAATCAGCAGGCAATGCAGGATATCCAGGCAGTAGAGCAACAAACAAAGATGTTGCAGCAAGAAGGCCTAAATAAAGCACATGACCCAGAGTTAAGTGCTTTCTCAGACTACAATGGTGCAAATGGAGAAATGCCAAATCTAGGAGTTATTGGAGTAGAAGAAATAAGAGAGGCTTATGCTACATTCCAAAAGTACAAAGAAAAGAAAGCCAAGCTTGAAAAGAAATATATGGATTATGAAAAGTTCTGGCAATTAGAGCATTGGGATGTAGTCTATGGTGATACTGAGAGTAAGAGAATCAAACCTAAGAGCGCATGGTTAGTAAATACTATACTTAATAAACATGCTGATGCAATGGATAACTATCCAGAACCAAATGTGCTACCAAGAAGTGCTGATGATGAAAAGACAGCTAAAGCATTATCTAAGATTATTCCAGCTATACTAGAGCAAAACGATTATCAGAAGACATATTCTGATTGTATGTGGGATAAAAACAAATTCGGTACATCAGTAACAGGAATCTTCTGGAATAATGACAAAAATAATGGACTAGGTGATATTGATATTAAGCATGTAGATATCATGTCTATGTTTTGGAAGAGTGGTATTGATGATATTCAGGATAGCCCAAACCTATTTGTTGTTAGTTACATGGATAATGAGGAGCTTAAAGCTAGATATCCTGAAATAGAAAATGCAAGTGGAGATGCAGAAGATGTGTTCCATTACATCCATTATGGTGAGGATGTAGATGATACAGAACAATCAGCAGTAATTGACTGGTATTACAAGAGAAGAATCAGAACAATAGACAATGCAGGCATACCACAATTTAAGACAGTGGTTCACTATTGCAAATTCTGCAATGAGCAGGTGCTATATGCTACAGAAAATGACCCTAACTTTGCTGATACAGGGTGGCTGGCACATGGTATGTATCCTTTTGTTTTTGATGTGTTGCTTCCAGCAAAGTCTTCAGTATGCGGTATGGGCTATATAGACCTTATTGCAGATGATCAGATATTTATAGACAAGCTACAGAGAAATATACTTGAAAACTCAGACTGGAATTCAAGACCACGTTCTATTGTTAATCAGTCCGGTGGACTCAACGAGGAAGAGTATAACAATACAGAGAATGCAATAATCCATTTTGAAGGGCATTTAGGCGAAGATTCTTTCAGACAGTTACAGCCAGTTGGACTACCTAATATATATGAGACAGTATATTTGCAGAAAATACAAGAAATGAAAGACACTTCTGGTAATACAGCTGCATCTCAAGGGCAGACAAGTAATGTTACTACTGCAAGTGGTATTGCATCACTACAAGAAGCAGCTGGAAAGCTTAGTAGAGATGCATCACAGGAAAGCTACAGAGCATTTAAGAATATATGCTATCAGATAATAGAGCTTATACGTCAGTTCTACACAGAGCCTAGATGTTTCAGGATTATAGGTGAGAATGGACAAAGTGAGTATGTGAATTTTGATAATGCAGGCTTGCAAGGACAAGACCAGGGGCAAATACCAATGCCAGATGGTTCAATGCTAGACTTAGGTATAAGAGAGCCAATCCTTGATATCGAGGTTAAGCCACAAAAGAAGAGTGCATACTCTAAAGAAACTCAGAATCAGACAGCATTGCAGCTTTATAATATGGGCTTCTTTGCACCAAACAATGGTGATGCATCACTAGCATGCTTAGAGATGATGGATTTTGACGGAGTAGAAAAAATTAAGGACAGAGTAAGAGCTAATGCCACATTATTCATGCAAGTACAGCAATTAACAATGGCTCTAATACAGTTTGCACCAGATGTTGCAGCACAAATGGGATTAGTACCTCAGATGCAGGCACAGGCACAGGCACAGTCACAAGGTAATGGCGGTTCTGTATCAGAAAGGTCTAGAGGAAGCCTATCTTCACAAGCTGCTAATGCAACAAGAGAATCTACATCACCAAGGAGCTAAAATATGATTAATATAAAATTCTTTGAAAAGCAACATAGATTTGCAATTGCTACAACCGGACATGCAAATTATGCACCATATGGACAGGATATAGTATGTGCAGCGGTATCATCCCTAGTTCAAACTTATGGAAACTTTATTGTGGACCATGAAAAGTTTAGGACATGGAAAGTGCTGGAAGTAAAGCTTAATGAAGGTGATACAAATGTAGAAGTAGTTGACCCTAAGGACTCAATCAAAGATTTATATTATATGATTATGGAAGGGCTGGAAGATATAAAAAGAGCATATCCTGGATATATAACCATAGAATATAATCCAGAAAAATTGTAAAACGTGTCCTCAGAGGGGGGAACTAATTTTTAAAAGTATGATTTACTAAAGTCATAGGACAAGAGATGTTCTATGGCTTTATCTCTTTTTGGATAAAGTTTTATATCACATTGGGCAATAAGCCCTGACTCTTCGGAAAGGACGATGGAAAATGAAAAGAATAATCAATTTGCAACTCTTCGGTGAAGGTGGAGCAAGCACAGGCGCAAGTGCTGGCAATACTGGAAGTGAAGGAAGTGGAGTTGCCACTGGTGTATTAGGAGATTCCCCAGTATCTCAATCAGGCGAGGATTTATCAGATGTTGTATATGGTATATCCAATAATCAGGAAGTAGCCAATCCTAAAGATGTTAAACCCACTAAAGACATCAACCCAGCGGATAGACAAAAAGCTTTTGATGAAATGGTAAAAAAAGGCGGTGAATATGCTGATGCCTTTAATAAGCGCACACAGGATATCATCAACAAGAGGTTCAAGGAAACCAAGGGTTTACAGGAACAGCTTGACAGCCAAAAATCCATTATGCAGACATTAGCAGCCAAGTATGGTGTAGATGCTTCTGACATTAAAGCTCTATCTAAGGCAATCGAGACTGACAATTCCATGTGGGAAGAAGCAGCCTATAAAGAAGGCCTTACAGTAGAAGCATATAAGCAGAAGATAGCACTAGAGCAGGAGAATGCCAGATTAAGAGAAGCAGAAGAGCAGAGAAAAGCTCAGGCAGGAGCCGAGCAGATATATGCGAACTGGTTAGCTGAATCAGAGCAGTTAGTTCAGAAGTATGGACTACAGAATTTTGATTTAGCTGTCGAAATGGAAAATCCTGAGTTTACACAGTTGTTAGGAAACGGAATATCGTTTGAAGCAGCTTATAAGACTATTCATTTTGATGAAATGGTAAATGGAGCAATGGCTCAAACAGCTCAATCTGTTTCACAAGCAATGGTAAACAATATTCAGTCTAGGTCCAGAAGACCAGCTGAGAATGGCACTCAATCCGCAAGTAGCAAAGTGTTTAAATCAGATCCTAGCAAATTATCAGATGCAGATCTGAATGAAGTAATTAAACGTGTTGCTAGAGGAGCAGAAATATCTTTTGGATAGTGCATGACTCCTCTATGCAGAGAGGAGAAAGAAATGAATAAGAACAGAAAATTAGTTAATCTTCAGCTCATGGCTGGACAGAACATGAACACAACAGGTTCAGAAGGCTTATCGGTTGAGAATAAGACCTTCTATGACAAGGTTCTTCTTAGAGATGCAAAGCCTGACCTGGTACATGATCAGTTTGCCCAGAAGAGAAACATTCCTAAGAATGGTGGTAAGACTATTGAGTTCCGTAAGTTTGGATCTCTTCAGAAAGCTCTTGTACCACTTACAGAAGGTGTAACACCTGATGGAAGCCTTATGGATGTAACAGCTATCACAGCTACAGTTGCACAGTATGGTGATTACATCAAGATTACTGATGTTGTAAAGCTTACAACTATTGATAATACATTAGTTGAAGCAGTTTCAATGTTAGGTGATCAGGCAGGTAGAACACTTGATACTATCACTAGAGATGCTATGGCAGCTGGTACTAATGTAATTTATGCAGGCGGCAGACTTTCAAGAACTGCACTTACTGATGATGATACTCTTACAGTTAATCTTGTTAAGAAAGCTGCTACACAGCTTAAGAGACACAATACACCAAAGATTGATGGCTCTTATGTGGGTATTATTCACCCAGACGTAGCCTACGACCTTACAACAAGCGAAGGCTGGATTGATGTACATAAGTATGCTGATGTTACACCAATCTTTGAAGGAGAAATCGGAAAAATCGGCGGTGTACGTTTTGTAGAGTCAACAGAAGCTAAGATATGGAAAGACAATACATGTCCGGTACTTTCAGAAGCATCTGGTGATAATCCAGCTACATATAAGGCAGTATTTTCAACTGTAATTGTTGGTAAGAATGCATATGCTACAACAGATGTTGAAGGCGGTGGACTCGAAACAATCATCAAGCCTCTAGGTTCTGGTGATGATCCACTTAATCAGAGAGCAACAGCTGGATGGAAAGCTATTAAGACATCTAAGATTCTTAATAACTCATTCATGGTTCGTATTGAGACACTTTCTGAGTATTCTGCCATTGAAGAAGCTAATTAATATTAGTCCGAAGGGAGAGTAACATCTCCCTTTGGAATTTAGAAAGGAGTAAATATGGCTAAGGAAAATGTAGAAGAAGTTGCAGCAGTAGAAGCTGAAACGATTGAGAAGCCAAAAAAGGCAAAGAAAGATGATATCAATGAATTAGTTGAAATTGAAATTCCAATCTCACAGGAGCAGCAGGATGATTGGTTTTGTTGTGTAAATGGAAGAACATTCCAGGTACAGCGAGGCGAAAGAGTTCAGGTGCCTAAGTGGGTTAAAGAAGTATATGACAATGAGCAGCGTATGGAGAAAGAATCTATCAGACGTTCTCAGGCGCTACAAAAGAAATTAGCTGACAAAGAGAAGGCTTTTTCGTAAGAAGTAGGGGCAGCACAAGGATATGTGTTGCCCTTTTTAAAGATAAGGAGAAAAAGTATGACAGTAGGCGAAATACTGGCAATGGTGGATGAAATCAAGCCAAATACATTTGATGAAAATTTAAAGATTGCGTGGCTATCCGAGCTCGAAGGAAGAATATTTAACGATATAGTCCTAACCCATGAGCATGATCTAGTGGATGATGGGGAAGGAAACATGATAGAGCCAACATTTGCTGGATATGATGAAACGAGTGAAAACGAGGAAGTTATAGCTCCAGATACATATGCAGATTTATATAGACATTATTTGTTTGCACAGATGGATTATTCCAATGGTGAGACAGACAGATACACAAATTCAATGATTATGTTTAACAATTCATATCAACAGTTTTCAAATTGGTACAACAGCACACATAAGCCTATTCAGAAACCATTGAAGCTGTTTCCATAAGGAGTTGAGCAATGTTACCAAAACTAAATGTTAAGAATAACCAATTACAGGTAGTAAGTGAGTTTGGTGGAATTAATAAAGGCTTGCATATCTCAGATAGTGAATTTGAAGATATGCAAAACATGACTAATGACTTCTACCCAGTATTAGGTACAAGAAAAAAGAGAGGAATCATCACTACACTAAGTAAGCCTATGGGAATATGTGGCGGAGCCAAGCTTATTTATGTGGATGATAACGATTTATATATAGATTCTAGCCTAACCTTAGAACTAGAAAAAACTGATAACGAACGTCAGCTGATTATGATGGGCGCACTGTTATGTATCTTCCCTGACGGAATCGTATATAACACCATTACAGGCGAAGAAACAAGTATCCAAAATGTCACCACAACAACAGACACAGTAACAATGCGCATGTGTAAGCTGGATGGTACAGAATTCTCAGGAGCTAATACTCACATAGGAACCACAGAGCCACAGGATAAGACAACATATCCATACTGGCTTGATACATCATCAGAGCCAGTAATCCTTAAGATGTGGAGTGACACATATTTAATGTGGACATCCGTGGCTACAACATATGTGAAGATATCTTCTCCAGGCATAGGAGCAGGCTTTAAAGAATATGACTCAGTAAAGGTTAGCGGTATCACAGTAAAAGGCTATAACGATTATGACTTCAATGATACATTAATTGTTTATGCATGTGATACAGATTACATCATAGTAGCAGGCCTTATTGATTTATATCATATCCAAAATGAAGCAGTAACAGTCAGCAGAGAGCTTCCAGCAATGGATTATATATGTGAGCTTGATAACAGACTATGGGGATGCAGATATGGATATAACAATGCTGGAGAGTTCGTAAATGAAGTATATGGATGTAAGCTAGGTGACCCGACTAACTGGAATTCCTTTCCAGGGCTAAATGGTGATAGCTATATTGCATCATGCGGTAGTGAAGGAGAGTTCACAGGCATAGCAAGCTACCAGGGATATGTGTTTTTCTTTAAAGAAGATGGATTCCACAAACTATATGGAAATAGACCTTCTAACTTCCAAATGATATACAGGCCTTGTAGGGGAGTAGCTAAAGGAGCATCAAAGAGCATAGCTGTAGTAGATGAAGTATTGTTCTTTAAATCTAGGGATGCAGTGGTTGCATATGATGGTAGTGAAAACACCATGAGCGCAAAGTTAGGTACAGAACCATATTTTGAAGGTGTAGGTGTTGGCTACCGCAATAAGTATTATCTATCAATGCGAGATGCAGACTATCACTACAAGCTTTATGTGTATGACCTGACTAAAGGTACATGGTGCATAGAGGATAATCTGATTGCTAAGTATGCAGCATATGCAAATAATGCTACCTACATCATAGACAATGACGGAACACTATTTTGCATTAATAACGAGGCTATATACACAGTAGTATTTCCACATCAAATCATAAAGCAAGAAAACATCATTGAAGTAGACGGAGTTGAATATGATAGCTTTTACAACTTCCCTTCTGATGAATTATATCCAGGACCTATCATTGAAGGTGAGCTGGAAGGCACACTAGAGTGGAGTTTTACCACAGGAGATTTAGGGCTAGATAGTCCATATAACAAGTATGTTAAGAGAATTAACTTGCGAATGCATCAGGATGTAAGCTCAAAGGTAAAGATAGAGGTTGAATATGACTCTTCCGGTGACTGGGAGTATGTAACAGAGCATTATGCAGCCAAAAAGAAATCATATGAGATACCTATTGCAGTAAGAAGAGCAGATCATGTGAGACTAAGGATATCTGGATGGGGAGAATTTAGATTATATAGTTTAACAAAGGCAGTCGAAGGCGGCAGCGGAGAGGAAGAAGGATAATGTTTTTTGATTATTTGCAGACTTCAAACGATAAAAGACCAGAGGAAAACATAAGAATCATTAAATCCTATATGGATAATCTTGCAGATCAGCTAAACATGCTGGCACAGCAAATAGAGGATAATAAGGAAGGAGAGAAAAAGTAATGGCATTCTTTTCAACTAATTCAGCGGATTATGCATCAGCAATAAATGCGCTCAAAAAACCTACATATGAGAGCAAGTATGACAATGTGATAGAGAATCAGCTTAATAAGATTCTCAATCGAGAAGAATTTTCTTATGACTTCAATGCGGACCCACTCTATCAGCAATATAAAGACCAGTACACAAAGCTCGGTAAGGAAGCTTCCATGAATGCAGCTGCTAGTGCATCATCCTTAACAGGCGGTTACGGAAACTCTTATGCTGGCACAGCAGCATCACAGGCAAATCAGCAGTATCTAACAGAGCTTAACAATCAGATACCAGAGCTTATGAATGCAGCTATGGATAAGTACAAAATGGAAACAGAGAATCTATACAATCAGTTTGGAGCACTCCAGCAAGAGGAAGGCAGACAGTACGGAATGTATAGAGACTCAGTATCTGATTATTACAATGACTGGAGTATGCTACAAAATGGTTTTGGTATTGCTCAGGCACAGGAGAATTACAATAAAGACTTTAATTATAAGGTTGCTAGGGATGCAGTTGCAGACTCACAGTGGCAGGCACAATTTGACTATAACAAGTCTAGAGATTCAGTATCTGATTCACAATGGGAGCGCAATTTTAACAATTCTAATGACCAATGGAATAAAGAGTTTGCATACAAGCAAGCTAGAGATGCAGTTGCAGATTCTCAATGGGAAAAGGAGTATCAATTGGCAGTACAGAAGGCTAAGGCCGCAAGAAGTGGTGGCAGTGGTTCAAGTAAAAAGAGTGGTGACACATCTAATCCATATAATTCAAGTCTTTCACAAGCTGATATGGATACTTACATTCAGAATGCAGTACGTGTAATGGACACAGAAAAGAAGAGAGAAAACTATTTCTTAAGAATGAAGGAAGCTAATAACTGGGATAGTGACACTTATAACGCACTTATCTGGGAATACAATAGATTATATGCTTAAGGAGAATCTTAATGGCTATCAAATACTATAATCCAAAGAAATCAACTGGTAGATTATCAAATTATGAAGATTTAGATTTAGACGATAATGGCATGCTTAGAGACTATGAGTCTCAGAAGCAGAAAAATGAACGCATGCGAGCTATAGAGATTGCTAGAGAAAATAGAGCTTACAAGCCAACTGTTGAAACTAGCATGAATGTAGCTGCTGGCAATGACAGAACAACACAGATAAGAAAAGCTAATGCACAATACCAAGCACAATTAGCTGAGGGCAAAGACTATCTAAATATGAATCAGGCTCAGCTCACAGGTGAAGGTATCAGAAGCTTATATGGTTCATTTAAAAATTGGGCTGCTGGTGGTGAGAAAGAGATATCAGAAGCAGACTCTAAAGCTCATGCAGAGGAAACCCTTGCACCACTTGATGCAGAGGAAAGAAAGCTATTACAGGACTATGTAGAGTCTCAGGATATAACCACATCAACAAACCTATCTATGGGTAATATGTATGGAGCACCAGTAGGCATAGGTGAATTTTCTCCAATAGCTCAATCAGAAAAACGTCAGAATGCTAAGAAAGCATTTATGGAGAAAACTGGTGTAGATGAAGCTACATTTGAAAAATATATTGAAAATGAAGCATGGTTGACTCACTACAATGAGAGTGAAGCAAGAGCTAATGAGATTAAGGATACATCTGGAGCAGGCAAGGCAGGTTTAACAGCTTTAGATGTTGCTATGGCTAATATTCCATCATTATATGCTTTAGGTGGAGCACAGAAACCTAATGACCCAGAGCTAGGCAGAGACTTCCATACACCATATGCAGCTCTAAGTGATGTGCAAAAACAAACAGAAGAGGCAGTAAATGAGGATATAGAGGATATAGAAAACCCTATAGCAAGGAAAGCCGCTTATTTTGGCTATAATGGCGCAGTTGCAGCAGGTAAATCTGCAATGGGATTGTTATATGGTGGAGAGATAGCAGGAGCCTTAGGCTTAGAAGGACAGGCGGCAAAGAATGTAGTTAATCTTGTGACATTACCTACATTTGGTGTAAGTGCATATGAATCTACATACCAAGATGCAGCAGAGCGAGGACTCACCACAAGACAGGCTACAACACTTGCAGTAACAGCTGGAACAGCAGAAGTTGTAACTGAAGTATGGTCTTTGGATAGTTTGTGGGATTTAGCACAAAATTCTGGCTCCAAAGCAGCTAAAAACGCAGTTGTTAACGCTTTAGTACAATCAGGCATAGAAGGTAGTGAAGAAGTAGGCTCAGATATCATCAATGATACAGCAGATGTGTTAATAAATGGTGATAAGAGTGTGTACTATACCAAAGTGCAAGACTATATGGCATCAGGCATGTCTGAAGAAGATGCAAAGAAGCAAGCTACTAAAGATTATGTAGACAATGCAATAAATGATTTTGTATTGGGAGCTGTATCTGGTGGAGTTTCTGCTGGAGCAGTAGAAGGTGTAAATGCTGCAACAGATACATATGCTGGTAGAACTATTGCCAGAGATAATGCAACCACATCCGCCCTTGTACTAGATTCTGAGAGTGCAGATTATATCTCAGACAAGAGAGAGGATTATAACTCAGACGAGGAATATAATGCAGCACAAGAGACAAGACAGGCAATCCTAGATGCATCAAATCAGGATGCAATGGGAAAAAGAATATCCGGTAAGCAGGCTAGAGCTATAACCAAAGGTGTAAGGGATGCATATGAGAGCTTAGATGCTAGATCAAGAGCAGTATTTCAAGAAAGAGTTGAAACAGCTAGAAAGGAAGCTGAGGATACTGCTATTAAGCAAGTACAAGAGGCATCTACACCCTCAGAAGTAGAAACTATAGCTGAAAAGTATTCTAACAATGAGAATATTGTTGCAGCAGTCGAAGAAAAGAAAGCTCAAATGGTGGAAGCTGGAAAGGCTACACAAGAAGACTTTACTAATGCACTTACTCCAGTAAAAGCAAGAGAGCTTGCTAAAAGTGGAGAAGAAATTTCTAGTGAAGAGCTAGAGAAACTTCCAGAAGAAGTGCAAAGTGCATATAAGATAGGGTATAGCGAAAAAGCACATGAAGTTACCTCTAACATTTCTAATACTGATGTAACAAATATCATGTATAAGAAGAAAGGTAAAAGTAAAGTAGAGCAGATTAAATCAGTATCTGCTAATAGAAATGAAATTGTATTTGAGACTGAAAGTGGAGCTAAGGTTCCAGCATCAGAAGTGCAATTTAGTGAAAATGAAAGAGCAAAGTATTTATATACAGGGGATAATGGCATATTATCTCTTGAAAATCCAGCTCTAGTACAACTTGCAATAGATGTAGAAGCAGAAAGCAGTCATGGAATATCAGTTGCTAATGTTACTACACCTATAAAAACAATGTACACACAAGGCGCAGCAGGATTAGATTTTGATTCTGCAATGAAGTCTCTAGGACTACAGGCAAAGTCAGTAAGCGAAGATGTATTAAGAAAAGCATATGAAGAAGGTGCTAAGAATAGTATAGCCACAGCAAGAGCCACTACTAATGTAAGAAAAGGTAGAGGTTTAGTTATTGCGCAATCTGAGGACAATGAGACAGAGTATAAAGCACAATTTAGAGACTCTAAAGGAAATTATAGTGAAGAGGTTCAGAATAAATTTGAAAGCGAAGTTTCAGATACCGAAAAGAAGTTCCTGGAGCTTTTATCTAAGAAGATAAGTGTAGATATTAGATTTACTTCTGATAATAGCGGCAACAGGGGCGAATATAAGCCAAATGAAGGCGCAATTTATCTTAACCTAAACAATGGTATAAATATGTTTGAAGTAGCTCTTCACGAAGGTATAGGAGAGTTTCTTGCAGCATCTAATGAGAAAGCCTACAACCAGATTGTAGACTCAGTTCTTAATGCATATGCTGCAATAAATTCTAATAAACTAGCAAGTGATATCAGAGAATATCAGAAAGCATATGCTGGAGATAAATATGGTAACACTTCAAGGGGTGCATCTAGAGAGCTATTTAATGATGCTATAGGTGAAATCTTAAGCACAGAGTCTAACCTAAAGAAGATGTTTGACTGGATGGTAACTAATGAAGGTACAGCCCAGGCACAGAAGGTAAAGAAGACTCTTGTTGACTACTTCCATGATTTAGTGGATATGATTAAGTCTATTAAGAAGCTAGGTGGCCTATCAAGACTTGCAAGCAATCGAATGCGATTAGCTGAGGAAGAAGCAAATAAGTATGCTGATATGATTTTTAAAGCAATGGATGAAGCCATTGCTAATCGTGATGCGAAGGTAAGTACTGAGAGTCAGGAAGGGAGTGTGCAAAGATATGCAAAAAAAGTCAGCAATGATAAAAGTGATTCTATAAGAAATCAGATAAGAAGAGAATTAGAAAAACTAAATTCATTAGAATCTATTGCAGATTATAACACTGATATGGATTTTAGAGGCATGACATATCAAGCAGTAAAGAAATGGGTTTCTGAGCAATTAAAACCATTTGGAAATTATATTGAACGATATAATTTCGGAAGAATTGAAATAAAACCTGACAGATTAAAAGAAGCATTTAATTATTTTGCAAAAGAGGAAGCAGAAGCATATGTATTTCCTTTAGTTCCTAAAGTACTAAAAAGAGGAATTATAATTGAAGATAGAGAGAATCATAAAAACAGAACAGATGTAGACACAATAACGTTTGCAGCCAAAGTAACTGTTAATGGGCAAGATGGAATTATGGCAGTTGTTGTTAAAAATACAACATCAAAATTCTATAAGGTACATAGAATACTTGCACCAGATGGAACATTATTTGAAATTCAAGGCAATAAAAAATCAGAGCCTACACTACCTCCAGGGGGTGTCACCAATAATGGCTCGCTTGCCCTGGACATCGGCTCTGATGTTAATAATATTTTAACATCTGAGTCAGAGAAATCAAGTACTACATCTAGTAGAAACTCAATCTCAGTAGACACTAATGGTAGGAGTCTGTCCGAAGGACAGCAGGAGTATTTTGCAGATTCTAAGATAAGAGATGAGCAAGGAAGACTTAAAGTCATGTATCATGGAACGCAGCAATATGGCTTTACTGTATTTGACAGGAGAAAAGCTAAAGGTTCTGGATATTATGGAAGAGGTTTTTACTTTTCTAGTGAGCCTAGCCATGCAGGACAGTATGGAGAACAGTATGAAGTATATCTGAATATTACAAATCCCATGCAGTCAGGCAATCATAATATTACAAAAGACCAGCTGAGAGCTTTTGTTGAAGCTGTGGCAGAGGATGAGGATTATGGTATTGAGAACTATGGATATGATGCAACAGTTGACAGTGTAACAGATGATATATGGAGCAAAGAAGATGATTTTGCAATGCTACAGGATATTAATGCAGCATGTATAGGAGACTTTGTTGCAGCAGTTAAGCTATTCAATAAAGTTAATGGAACTGATTATGATGGAATAGTTGTACCTACGGAGACTGTAGCTTTTGAATCAAATCAGATTAAGAACGTAGATAATTTAACTCCTACGGAAGATGAGGATATAAGATATTCTAAAAAAATAGGTGATATAGAGAAAAAGGCAATTGAGCACTTTGGTACAACAGATAGCTTTAGAGTTGCTGGATATATGTTGCAGGATGGTACACTTCTAGACTTCTCAGGCGCACACTGGCTTGAAGGTGAGGACCCTGAATACATTAAAAAATGGAAATCTCAAAATGATATTCGTCAAGTAGACCATGAGGATATTTATGAGGTTATGGAAGCTTCTGGTGATAATAGAAAGCAGTTTATGGATAGAGGAAACATTAGACTTAATCCAGAAGCACCAGGCTTTAATCTATCTACAAAAGCAGAGCCAACAGCAGCACAATATAGAGAGCTTAAGGAGTTTATCAGAGAGGTAAAAAATAACCCATATTATGATGCATCAAGATTCTATGTAGATATCGAAGATACACATCCTAACAAGATATCTTATGCAAATAATCTTAACGAGGATAGAATCATTAATGATATTAAAAGATTCTATGCGACAGGAGAACTACCACAGGAATCTAGCTTAAATGATTTTAGATACTCTATAAAAGTAGACTGGGATAACCATAACACTTACGAAGTGCCAGCACGTACATATGATGATTTAGTAGGATTCAATGGTACAGATGAAGAGATAGAAGCAGCAGAGCAGCAGGATTTAGCTGTAAAGTCATACTATGCTAACATCATCCACTCTAAGAAGTTTGCAGGCCTTATGTTTGAATACAAGGATGGAAACAGGACTAAGCAGAATTATTTGACTAAATCAACTAGGGAAGGTTATGACTGGCAGTATTCATATGGGTACGACAATGTACCACATGGACATAATAGCTATAGGGATGTAAACGATATTGTAGAGGTTTATGGCAATATCTGGGGAGATGATATGACAGCTCTATACCAGGAGCTATTAGATGCAACTCCAAAGGAAGGTGTAAAAGTACATGTTGTCCGTGAAGGCATAGCTGAGGAAGGTAGAAAGTCTAAAGCGGTATTTGGTGAGTCTTCACCATATGCAGATACATTGCAGCAGACAGAATATGTATCACAGGTACTTTCAACACTGAACAATCAACTTAAAGGTACATCTGTAAGCCCTAGATATATCAAAGAAACAGTAGATTATATTTTGGACAAATATAAATCTACAGTTGATGCAAATGATTTAACCATGGAGCTATCACAGTTTATTGCTTATATGACAGCTTCCGAGCAAGTTGATTATAACCAGATGATGAATTACCTAATGAATATAGGTGATGAAGTTATCCAGGCATCAGAGCTAAAGGATCCTGAAAGTCAGAGAGTATATAATGAGCTTAAGAAAGAACTATCTTCACATAAAATCAGATTGACAGAAGTAGAAAGAAAAGAGCTAACATCTAGATTTGGTGGAGAATGGAAAACTGTATTCGGTGCGCTAAATTCTATAGGAATAAAACTTGATTCAAAGAATGGACAACACATGGATGCAGGAATCTATGAAGAGATTGCTAATAAATTTAGAGAAATTGGTGGAGTCTATCTTGATGAATCTGCAACACCAGTTGATCAGATTGCAACTATCATAGATGCTATGGATGCAATGCAACCTTCTGCCTATGAGTGGGAAGGTGCTAATCAGCTGGATAAAGCTCTGGATGTAGCAACAACTATCATTGATAGATATTACTCTATGGCAAGCTATATTAAGGAATCTAATATAGTAAAGGGTACTGAAAAGGGTGCAGCAGCTGTAGAAAGAGCAAAACAGGCTGAAATAAAGAGACTACGAGCTAAGCAGGCTGAATGGAAAGAAAAGCTTAATGAGAATTTTGCAGCACTTGTAGAAGATAAGAAGAAGATGGTTGCAGAGCAACAGGAATTCTACCGCAAGCAAGCAGAAGCTGAAAGAAAATTCAGAGGCGAACAGCGCAAGTTTAATCAGAAGGTCAACATGTCTGAAAAGGAACTTGCAAAGACTGCAAAAGTGCTCGCTAAAATGGAATACCAAGGCATTAAGGACACCGAAGCTAAGAGAAAGCATAAAGATAATATTGTTCGTACATGCACCAGATTAATCAATTGGATGAATAAGCCTACTGATGCAAGACATGTACCTACATTCCTAAAGCCAGCATTATCTGACATGATTAAAGCAATTGATTTTATGCCAGCATCAATGCGAAAAGGTGAAGATGGTACTATATCCGCTAAGAAGTGGCAGGACTCAATGCGAAAGTTGCAAAGTGTACTTAAGGATATTAATGCTCAATCTATGGAATCTATGGATGATTCTGACAAGTATAATTTAGCTTTAGTGCTCAATGCAGAAGAGATAGTTGCTCAGATGGAAGAGCTATTGAATAAGTACAACGGAACAGCAGACATATCTAAAATGTCAAAAGAGGACCTTAAGACATTATCTGATATTATGACTAATATCTCTACTGGAATTTCTCATATGAATGAGAACTTTATGAACAGAAGATTTAAGCATGTAGCAGATGGTGCAGTTGCAGCTATGGATGAAATGGCAGAACTAAAACCAATTGCAGATACTCAAAATGTTGTTTCAAGCACTGTTGGAGATTTTCTAAATTTGGATATGCTGGAGCCGGTATCTTTCATGGAAGAGTTAGGAGATGCAGCAAGCTCTATTATGCAAGAATTCTTTGATGGAGAAAAAATAGGTATTCAGATAATTCAGGAAGCTGATATATTCTTTAATAATTTAGGAAATGAGTTCGGACTTAAGACTAAAGATATAAGGCAATGGGAAAATGATGCTAGAGTATTTTCTCTTGATGGTGGAAAAATCACTCTTACTACAGCTGATATTATGAGTTTGTATTGTACCTATAAGAGAGAATCTTTAGATCAGCAGGAAAGACCTTTTGAAGCAACACATCATATAATGGCAGGTGGTATAAAAGGCTATAGACACAGAATAGGTTTTAAAGAGGTCAATAAAGCACCTAGAGCTTTACATGGTACAGAAGCTACAATTATGGAGATCATCAATACACTTACTCCAGAACAAATGGCTTATGCAGATAGAGTTGTAGAATATATGTCAACCACTCTTGCAGAACATGGAAATAAGACTTCAAATAAGCTTAATGGATACTCTAAGTTTTTAGGTAAGTATTACTTCCCTATCAAGACAGACTCAAATACATTAGCTACAACTGAGACAAACAATATGTCTGATAATGTATCCTTTAGAAGACTTATCAATCCTTCATTTACCAAGTCACAGCTTGATAAAGCTGATAATGCACTTGTGGTAATGAATTTCTTTGATGTAGTTACAGAACACATTACTGGTATGTCAAACTATTGTGCTTATGCAATGCCTTTATCTGATGCTCTAAGGTGGTACAACTACTCAGAGACTGAAAGAAGTAATACAGATATTGAGGACCAATATTTTAGAGATACAAGAACTCTTAAGGATAGCATGGAGAGAGTCAAAGGAAATGGAGCTAAAGAGTATTTTGAGAATTTCCTAAGAGATGTAAATCTTGATAACAAGCCACAGGGTTCTAAAGCTAGTAAATTAATATCACAAGGTTTAACAGGACTTGCAAAGGCAAAAGCGGTAGGACTAAATATTAGAGTTATTGCGCAGCAACCAACAGCCATTATTAGAGCAGCAGATGTAATCGAAGGAAAATACTTAGCTCAGGGCTGGAATAAAATGATGGGTGATCCTAAGAAGGCTATTGAATATGCACAAGACAAGAGCTATTTATGTTATTGGAAATCAAAAGGCTTCTCTGATACAAGAGTTTCGCAAGGCATGAAAGAAATTATTACAGGCCAAGAGTCAGTAAGGCAAGATATTGTCGAAAAGACAGGCATACTTGCAGGACTTGCTGATGATATTACCTGGGCCGCAATGTATTATGCAGCAGAAAATAAGGTAAAAGCAGAAACGAATATACAGTATGGTACAGAAGAATTTGATGCAGCAGTCGAAGAAATCTTCTCAGACATTATTAATCATACTCAGGTTATTGATTCTAATCTCCGTAAGACTGGAACAATGAGAAGCCAAGATGCTGTAGAAAAGCTTGCTAACGCATTCAAGAAAGAACCTCAAAAGACATACAATATGCTTCACAGAGCAAAGTATAATGTTATTCAGGCTGAATACTCCGGAGACACAGAGCGCATCAAAGAAGCTAAAGCAAAATGGTATAAGACATTTTTAATATTTATGGAGACATCTTTTGTAACAGCTTTAGCGCAGTCTCTTGTGGATGCATGGAGAGATGATGATGAAGAAAAATACTGGATTAAATTCTTGCAAAAAATGTTTCCATATGAATCATACCAAGCAATATTGGAGTTTGGTGCGGCAGAAGATAAATCTGTAAAAGATGTATGGAGTCTTATGCAAGGTATATGGGGCGGAGCAGGAAATGTGTTAGATAATGCTGATATATTCTCATCTATTCCATATGTGGCAGACATTGATTCTATGTTGAAAGGATATTCAGTTACAAGACTTGATAGTACATCAATTCTTACACAGTTGACTAATACCATTAATACGCTAGGATCAGAGAAAGCTACAGGCTACAAAATGCTTTATTCAGTATCAGAGCTTGTTGGATACGCAACAGGTGTAGGTACTGGTAATGCATTAAAAGATATTAGAGGAATCTATAATCAGTTTATTGCTCCAAAGACAGGAACTTATATCGAAAAGTCTACTGATGATGCAAAGGCACGTGAAAAAGCAAAAGTAAAGAAATCTTTTACCGAAGCTTATGAAAGCAATGATTTAACTATCACAAAGGCAGCTATGCAAGATATTTATAATCAGCAAATAGAAGCAGGTAAAGATGAAAGCGGAGCGTGGAAAGCAGTTAGAACAACTCTGAAAGAAGAATATCTTTCACAGATATCTCAGCATCCAGAGGATGTGGTTTATATCAATAACAGATTTGATAAATTACTTGAAAATACAAAGGTGGCAGACGGAAAAGGCGGATACAGAATGCCTACTAAAAAGGAAAGATCAAACTGGATTGAAAAATGGAATAATGGTTCAGAGTAATTATTTAAGGGCTAGGAGAAATTCTAGTCCTTTTATATTGTTTCAAAACGTTTCATCTTTGTTTATACAGCACTCAAAACGTGTCCTCAGAGGGGGGAACTATTTTTATAAATTGTGATTTACTAATGATAAAGGAGAAAATCATGCTACCTAAATCATTAGATACATTAAGAATTGATATTAATAGTGGCAAGGTTAGAAAGTCAGTTGCGATATGCCAGCAGGATAATGTGCAAAGAACACTTAACTTTCAGCTTGTAGACTCCGGTAATGCGCTGGATATGTCCAATCTATTGTTTGCAGAAATTCTGATACATAAAGCAGATGGATATGAAGCAGACAATGGATGTGTAATTGATGGTGATAGTGTTCAGTACACACTTAGAAGCACTGATGTTGCAGCTCTAGGAACTAATCTGGCACAGTTACAGCTTACTTTTGAGGATGGACAGGTCCTTACAACACCTACATTCGAGATTGTGGTGTATTCAAAAGTGCTAGATCAGAGAGTGCAGACAAGCATGAACGAGTACACAGCACTTACTCAACAGCTGGTACAAGTCAATGAGCTAAAAAATCAAACACAAGGCTATGTAAGTACAGCTGAAACCGCAGCACAGACAGCTACAACACAAGCTGAAAATGCAAGTACAAGTGCTACAACAGCAGCCGCAAGTGCAGATGCAAGTATACAATCTGCAATCGCAGCGGCAACAAGCGCAGAAAATGCGGCTCAATCAGCGGAAGATGCAGAAGCAAGTGCTAGTGCAGCAGCCGATTCTGCTACAGCCGCTTCACAATCGGCTTCCAATGCAGCAGATAGCGCAACAGAAGCAGAAAGTATAGCAGATAATATTGATATAGCTTGTCGAGGCTATGTGAGTCAGGCACAAACAGCAGCTACTAATGCAGAGACTTATGCAACTAGCGCACTAACATCAGCCAGTACAGCAACTACACAGGCCACAACAGCAACATCAGCAGCCACAGCCGCATCTCAATCTGCAACAGATGCAGCAGAATCTGAGGATAATGCACTTGATTATGCGGAAAGAGCTGAGGAAGCCTATAGAAAAATGGGCGAGGAAGGGCTAGTGCTAGGTGAAACAGCATCTACAGCCTATAGAGGAGACCTAGGCAAGACAGCCTATGATCATAGTCAAACTATAGGCAATCCCCATGCGACAACATACACAGACGTAGGTGCAGACCAAGCAGGAGCCGCAGCCGCAGCATACCAGCAAGCAGCTGGATATACAGATTTACAGATTGCAAACTTAATAAATGGAGCACCACAGACTCTTGATACATTAAAAGAAATTGCAGATGCAATGGCAGATGATCACACAGTGGTGGAAGCATTACAAGCTGCAATCGGAGACAAAGCGGATGAGGCTGATTTTGAAGGACATGTAAATAATGACACGATACATATTACAGCGCAAGAGCGCACATTGTGGAATGGAATAACAGCATTAACACAGAGAGTAGCTACATTGGAAGCTATGATAGGCTATCCAATATCACATAGCTAGAAAGACTAACTATTAAAAGTCAATAAGAAAATGAAGATTTTTGAATAAAACATCATTAGGTGTTTTAGATAGCCTGGAGGCAGGCTTGAGCCTCAATCAGTACCTTGAAAACTGCATGACAAACAGAGCATCTGAACAGGTGCTCTAAGAAAAGGAGGTAAGTTAAAGACTCTTTATTTTCGGTAGGCTTCGCCTGTAAGTTCCATCCGGTAGATGGTGCGTATCAGTTTCTTTGTTGCATGACCGACAGCAACATTGTAGTGCTTGCCTTCACTTATCTTTTTAGATAGGTAAGCGCCGAAGTTTTCATCCCACTTGCAGACGAACTTAGTGGCGTTAAACAAAGCATACCTCAGATAACGGGAGCCTCGCTTT